AAGATTTGGTTCTTACGGTAAAGGACGTGGAAAGAAACCTAAGTTATATAAAGTTCATAGACTCGTTGCAGAGACGTTTATTCCCAATGCAGATCCAAAGATATACACTGAGATCAACCACAAGGACGGTAATAAAGCAAATAACCACGTAGATAACCTTGAATTCTGTACTAGACAACAGAATATGAGGCATAGCTATGAAACGGGTTTACATAACGGTGCAGCTTATAAGGCAGCAGCAAAGAGAAGAAGTCCTTGTTATGCTGAATATCTTGATGGTAGAAAAGAATACTTTGAAAGTAGAACTCATGCAGCTATAGCTTTAGATACTACTCCTTTTACAGTTATTAAATCTATACAAAATAACAAAAGAGTAACTAGGTATGCTGCTAAAGGTATTCAGTTCTTTGATATAGATGAACTACCACAAGGAGAAACATTTAAACAAATACTTCATGTAGAAAGATTACTGATAGAGTATAACAATCGTTATTATCCTAACAGAAAAAAATATATGAAGGAATGGAATAAAAAGAGAAGAAACTTAAAAAGGAAGTTGCAGAATTAAAAATAACTTCTTATATTATATTATAGACGAGTGGAGACGTCAATAAGAATTTACAAAGCCTCTAATAAGTGTTCGATCTCCACCGACCTTGTTAGGGGTTTTACTTTATAAAATAGTTATTATGAAAAAATTATTAGCACAATCAGCTTTTTGGGTAGTAAATAAACACTTAGCTAAAGAATTACAAAGTAATGATGCAGCTATTATACTTGCTCACCTTATGGATATACATTTAATGCATCCTGAAAAAGAATTAGTATTTAGAAGAGTAGATGATTTTGTAAGAGATTGTAATGTTACTAAATTTACTCTACGTAAAGTACTGAATATGTTAGAAGAAAAGGGTTTAATCTACAGAGAAAGAGAGAAAGGAACTATGCACCCAGTTACTAAGTATAAAGTATTTGAAGATAAAGTAGTGGATCTATTAAGGTCCGAAAACGCATCTAAAGAGATGCACAACTATTTAACAGATGCGGATACAAATCTTAAGAGCTACGAAAAGTTAACCTCAATAGATGCGGATCCGGTACCACACAATAATAATATACCTAATAAGAATTTAGGTAATAAGAATTTAGATATGGTTAATAGTATTGATATAGTAGTTAGTACTAAAGAAGGTAGTAATTATATACATCCTACTAATAAACCTATAGAAGAAAATATTATAGTAGAAGAAAAAGAAAAAGTAGATGTAATGAAAGAATTTGATAAGATATTTGAATAATATGTGGATATATAAAAATACAGAGGTTACGGACATATCTCAGATTCCAGAAGGGGTTATAGGATTTGTTTACTTAATAGTAAATAAAGATACAGGAGAACATTACTTTGGTAAGAAGAGCTTGTATAGTTCACGCACCCTTAAACCCCTAAAGGGATCTAAAAGAAAACGTAAGGTTACAAAAATGAGTGATTGGTTAAAGTATCAATCCAGTAACTCTACTGTAAAAAACTGGAACTCTCCATATAAAGAAATAATTGAATATTGTTACACCAAAAAGATGTTAACCGTTAAGGAGCTACAAGCTATTCTATGTATGAATGGTTTAGAAGATGATAAGTGTTTAAACGATAATGTACTGGGTAAGATCTTTAGAGGTGATTTTGAAAAAGAAAAAATGTTAAAAAATGAGCAGTAGAATATGCACTAAGTGTAAAAAAGAAAAATCTTTAGATGAATTTTCTAAAGCAAAAAAAGGTAAATACGGTAGAAATAGTCGATGTAAAGAATGTAGCAGAGAATACATGAAAGATCGATACTTCAACAAAGGAGGTAAACAAAAATGTTTAGATTACTTTAAAAACAATCCAGATAAAGTAAAAAAAGCAGTAGCTAAATTTCAAAAAGACTTTACTCCTGGAGTTTATAGAGTAATTACTGAAGATGGTGATTATATAGGTCAATCTATGAAAATAGAAAGAAGGGTATGGGGTCATAGAGAATGGAATTGGCGATCACCTGTAAATAAACCTATACTTAAGTTAGAAATACTAGAAGTAGTAGAAGATAAAAAACTTAGATTAGAAAGAGAAAAATACTACATAAATTTATACAAACCAGTCCTAAATAATTTAAATTATGAATGGTCTCTTAACAAATAGTATGTATATAAAAAATACGAGTGTCTACACCTTCGGATAAATTATATATATTGACTATTTATTTCTATAGAAAACCTTTTTAATAACGAAATTCAAATTTAAAGTATGAACAAATCAGATTTGAAGAAGCTTGTTAAGGAGTACTTTTCATTAGTGGAAAAAGATAATACAGAAAACATAGAGGAAACAAAAGAAACCTTTGCAGTAGCAACCTTAGCTGACGGAACGAAAGTAACCAATGATAAGGCAGCTGAACTTGCTGTAGGTGATTCTTTGTTTGTTATCACTGAAGAAGGTGACAAGGTCCAAGCACCAAGCGGGGAGCATGTCTCAGATTCAGGTATTACTATTACCGTTAGCGATGAAGGTATTATAACAGGTATTCACAGACCAGACGAGGCTGGAGAAGGTAGCTTAGAAGACTTTAGTGCAGAAGAAGTATCTAAAGAAGAAGAATCAATTGAGGAAGCTTCTGAAGAGAAAACAGAACTTGCAGAACATGACTCTGAAGAAGAGGAAGTAATGGAAGAGCACGAAGACGAAAAAATGGCTATCGTACTACAAGCAATCGCTGAAGAAACTGCTTCTAGATTCGCTGATATGGAAGAAAAATTATCTTCTTGCATGGATGAATTAAAAGAGCATAAAGACAAATTAGCAGAGGTTGAAGAGAAAATGAAAGAGCACTATTCAAAAGAAAGCTCAGCACCTTCTATCACTTCTTCTAAGTTCTCTAAAGGGAACGTAGGCCAAAAGCCTGAAATGTGGGAGTATACCCCAAAAAACCCAAAGCAGCTTCATTATGATGCTGTAATGAGCAGATTAAACAAATAATAATTAAATTAAACATTTTTAAAAAATGGCTGGATTAAACGTAAGCGCACTAGCGGATTTCAACAACGAAGTTGCTGGAAAAGTAGTGCCTAAAATGGTGTTTGAGGGCTATACAACTTCTATTCTTCCAATTCAAGAAGGAATCAAATTTCAGGAGCCTTTAAACATTTTTGACACAACAGTAGTAGTACAATCAGGATCATCTTGTGCTGAAACCGCTCAAGGTAACTTTACTGCTACACAAAGAAACATTACAGTACAACCAAGAATTTCATTCGACGGACTATGTTTAGATACATTAAACCCTAAGTATTTAGGAGTATCTTCTCTAGACAGAGGAAGTTATAATGAAACTTTTGAGCTTGCTTCTGTATACACTGACCAAATCGTTAACCAAATGAAAAAGTTAGACGATGCTTGGTTATGGGGAGATAGATCAGGATCTGCATACGAAGGATTAGGATTCTTAACTTCAGGTACTAACCCAGGAGTAGTTGTACCTAACGATGCAACAGGATCTTTCACATCTACTAACGCATTAACTAAGATTGATGCATTAATCGAAAACATTCCATCTGACGTTGCAGACCGCGACGATTTCACTGTTTGGATGTCTACTGCTAACTTTAGAAAGTATATCGTTGCATTAAGAAATGCAAATAACTATTACTTCGATATGAATGCTGCAGATGTAAGAACAGGTGTACTACAATCAGTATACCCATTTGCACCAGGTATTAAAGTAGTAGGTACTAGCGGTATTTCTGGAAACAGAGTAGCGTTAATGCCAGATGCATATGCTGTAGTAGGTACAGACCTTATCAGTGACGTTGACAACTATCAACTATGGTACGATATTAATAGCGACCAGTTGAAACACAGACTTAAGCATAAGTTAGGTGTACAAGTAGCATTCCCTGAGTATATTATTAGTAACAACGGGTAATTAGGATACTTATAACGGGCGGTTAACGCCGCCCTTTTTTTAACAATTTAAAAACAACATTAATTATGGCATGTGATATTACTTCAGGCTTTACGTTAGGATGTAGAGACAACAGTGGAGGTATAAAAAACATTTATATCCTATCTGGATCTATTGCAGGAATAACTGAAGCTTCAGAAGGTCTTATCTCTGACATTAGTGGTTCAGGAACTTTTTATAAGTTTGAATTAACTAAGAATACAGGAGATATCACCGAAACACCGACACCATCTTTAGAGAATGGTACTGTATTTTACGATCAGTCGTTAAATGTTGCTTTTCATAAATTACAGAGTAGCCTAAGAAATCAAGTGAAGGTACTTGCCCAGAACCCTAACTTGAAAATTATCGTTGAAACTAACAACGGCGTAGAGTCACCTTACACTGGAAGATACTTCCTAGTAGGTAGATACAGAGGAGCTACATTGTCAGCTGGATCAGCAACGTCTGGTACTGCTTTCGGAGATGCCAATCAATATGCATTGACATTCCAAGGGTTAGAACCAGAACCAATGGATGAGATTTCATCATCTGACGGAACAGTAGATTTCTTAACAGGAATTACTGTCGGATAATTATAAACGAAGAAAATGGGGATAGGTTATTTTGGCTTATTCCCTTTTTTTTCATAACTTAACTATAGATGATACAACTTTACTATAGACCATCAGGATCACAGACAATTGCTATCTGGCCTGAAATAGACTCGATATATTACAATAATATTTCGGGTAGTTTTATTTTAAACTATAGTCAAGATTTAGATAGAAGTTCAGGATCTATCGATTTAACTTTACAGAACACTCCTGATAGTGTAACACCAAGATTAGTCTTTAGTTTAGCTAATGCTAACGTACCACAGTTTACAGGTTATTATACAGTAGAGTTATTTGAAAGAATAGGAGCTAGATTAGCTACATGGGGTGAAACTACTGATACTTGGATAGCTGCAGACTATACTTGGAATGCAACAACAGATATAGTATCAAGTAGACAATTAGATACAGACAGAGCATGGGTATCCGGTAGTGATGATTCATCATTTACTCAATATGCTAGTGCAAATGAAGATGGTCAATATACAACTTATCATGGATAGTATGGAAAATAAAAAGAAATTACATTTTGCAAAGATTCAAAGGTTTAATGACCATAGAGTTACTGCTAAAGAAAAAAAAGACGGTAAATATATAAAATACGGGGAAGATAACAGATTCCCTGAATACTTAATAAAATTATACAACCAATCATCTATACACTCAGCATGTACAAATGCTATTATAGAAGGAATTATTGGTGGTGGACTAACTACTACAGAAGACGACTCCATAACTGTAGTTAATAAAAAAGGAGAAACGCTTAACGACCTTTATACAAAAATATCTACCGACTTTTATCTATATGGTAGTTATGCTATAGAGGTGATATGGTCTTTGGATAAGAGTAGAATAGCAGAGATGTATCATATTGATTTCTCTCACTTAAGAGCAGCGGAAAAAGACCATCGTAACAATATACCGGGTTACTACATTTCAACAGAATGGACTTCATTTAAGAAACCAAGTGAAAAAGACGTACATTATTTACCGGTATATTACCCAATGACAGCTGAAGAAGAGCCTTCTCAGATTTTTGTCTCTCAAGAATACCATCCAGGACAATTATACTATCCGTTACCAAAATATCACGGAGCATTAAAAGTAATTGAGATGGATTGTGAGATCGACAATTTCCATGTTAATAATTTACAAAATGGTTTAGCTCCTTCTTTAGCAATTACAACTTTTACTAACGGACAACCCGATGATGTAGAAGCTATAGAACAATCGTTAAGAGCTAATTACGGAGGTACTGATAATGCAGGTGCTTTAATATATATGGATGTAGATCAGCCAGAAAATGCTCCTGTAATTACACCTATTCCTCAAAACGGAGCTGACGATTATTATAACGCAATAAACGATATTTCTTTACAGAAAATTTTAACAGCACACAGAATTACTTCTCCTATGATGTTAGGAATTAAGACTGAAGGTCAATTAGGTGGTAGAGATGAAGTAATCGATGCATTTTTACTGTTTAACAATACAGTAATAGTTCCGTTACAGCAAGATATACTAAGAGGTTTAGAAAGTCTACTTGCAGTAAACTAT